AAAATTAATTCCACGAAACCCCCAAGAGAATACTTCTGTAACACCTACAAGAGGGTGTTGGTCATACTGCATTCCTGGTGTCTTGGCATTATAAAAGAAGGTATAATATTTTCCACTAGAAGGAACTTTACCACCTTCAGATAAAACACTGATTAATTCAGCCATAATATCATCAGCAGATTCGATACCAATTAAATTATCAACAACACCACGCACACGATTATCATTATCTTCTGTTGGATTTCTTCTTTGTTGGAGTGTCTTTCTTGGCATTACTTAATTCCTAAATCATGTTCCGTGAGCACCTGAAACTCATAACCACGATCTAAACACCATTCTTTAGCGGCATTCCATTTTGCCTGATTTTTAGCATACTCAACGACTTCATAGATATAACCTTTCGTTTTTCTTTTTTTGACTTTAGGTTCGATACACTGTTTAAATGGTTTGATTTCAATAATCATTTTTTTAATCATACCATTTGATTCTTTGACCTTAATATAAAAGTCTGGAAAGTATCTGTGGTATCTGTTATCAATGGGTGAACGATAGGGAACAATAACTTCTTCACTTCCCCATTCTAAAATATTTTGGTTATTGTCACAATAAATCATAAATTTGCGTTCCCATAAGGAACGATAAACGATGTTATTAGGATCACCCTTATACTTTTTAGGATAAGATGGTTTATATTTTCCCTTATATGACATCTAAATAACTAATAATCAAGTAGTCTTATAGGTATTTAGAGTGCCGAGAATTAAAAAAATATCAGAATTTAAACCTTTAATTACCAATCTTGCACAGACATCTCATTATCAAGTCATGTTTGGTGGGTTGAATGGTCAACTGAGTACACATTTAAATTCGAGAGGAGTAGATACGAGATTTATTACAGAAAGTTCTGGTTTATTATGTTCTTCTGCTTCCATTCCTGGTAGTTCATTAGCAACTGCGGACATCAATGGAAACTTTATGGGATTGCAAGAGAAGATGGCACATACCCGAATTTTTACTGAAATGCAATTAGAATTTTATGTTGATTCTGATTACAGAATGATTAAGTTTTTAGAGCACTGGATGGAATTTATTACAGATGGTTCGGAAGTTAACCAAACTGAAAAAACATATTATTATAGAATGAGATTTCCGGATGAATATAAATGCGATAAAACAAAAATTACAAAATTTGATAGAAATGGTGATAAAGAATTAGAATATACATTTATAGGATTATTTCCAAAAAATTTAACATCTATACCAGTTTCTTATGGAACTTCTGATATATTAAAAGTTAGTGCTTCATTCGAATATGAGCGTTATATTGCTGGTAAGACAACATCGAAGAGTGTAAAAAGTGGAACTAGTAATAATCGAGGATCTGTGAAAACTGAACCCATTCCTCTTGAAGTAGTTCCATTTAGAGAACAACAAATAAGTGGAGTAGTTCCTCCAAATAATAATCTTGCTTAATCCGTTCTAAATAATCACAACTGAAATTATAATGGGTTGTTATGCCTTTACCTAAAATTAATACTCCAATCTATGAGTTGGAATTGCCTTCGACTAAAAAGAAGATTAGATATAGACCATTTTTAGTTAAGGAAGAAAAGATTCTAATTATTGCAATGGAATCGGAAGATCAGAAACAAATTACGACTGCCATCAAAACTGTAATCGGCAACTGTATTCTTTCTAGAGGTATTAAAGTAGAACAACTATCTACTTTTGATATTGAATATCTTTTCTTAAATATCAGAGGCAAATCTGTCGGAGAAGATGTTGAAGTATTACTGACTTGTCCTGATGATGAAGAGACGCAAGTTTCTGTAGTTATTAATCTCGATGATATCAAGGTTCAATCTGATAAAAATCATTCGAGAGATATTGTATTGGATGAAAATCTAATTATGAGAATGAAGTATCCTTCTCTAGATGAGTTCATTAAATCTAATTTTAGTTTTGATGGTAAATTTGGTGTCGATGAATCGTTTCAACTAATTGCTTCTTCGGTAGAGCAAATTTATAATGAAGAAGAGTCATGGAATTCTTCTGATTGTAGTAAGAAAGAAATGCTTGATTTTATTGAGCAATTGAGTTCCAAACAGTTTAAGGAAGTTGAGAATTTCTTTGAGACAATGCCAAAACTTTCACATACTGTAAAATTAAAAAATCCAAATACTGGAGTCGAAAGTGATGTTGTATTGGAAGGTCTTTCCAGTTTTTTCGCATAGGTATGGCGCACACTGACCTTGCGTCATACTACCAAATAACATTTGCCCTGATGCAGCATCATAAATATAGCTTAACAGAGTTAGAAAATATGATACCCTGGGAGAAGGACATTTATCTCACTTTATTAGAGCAATATATTGAAGAAGAAAAATTAAAACAGCAGCAAAACAGTGGCAATTAATAAAACACCACAATTAAATATGAGGAGAAGTAATATTTCTCCTAATAAGATTGCTAATACTGGGGTAAATCCCTATACGGGAGAGTACTTATCTGCTGGAGAAAAAAAATTATTATTTAAAAGAAATGTAAGTTCTGCAAATGTTTTTAAGAAATCAGGAGCACTTGTAAAAACAACACCATCTACAATCACTCCAGATATTAACGTTACAGTTTTATCTAAAAGAGTTTTTGTATTAGAAAATGATGTTTCTTTTTTGGCAAAGACATTAAATAAGGAAGCAGAACTTGAGAAGAAGGCACAGAAACAATATGAAAAAGATGTAGAAAAAGTAGAAGAAAAGAAACTTAGAAGTGGTGAAGAGAAGCAATTAGAGAAAAAAATAACTAAAGGGTTAATTTCTCCAGTAAAAGCAGTAGGAAAAAAAGCAGGAGGAGTTCTTGGAACCTTGATGGAACTCTTTATGACTCTCCTTGGAGGGTGGTTAACAAATCAAGGATTAGAGGCAATAAAAGCAAATGCAGAAGGTGATATTGGTAAATTAGAATCAATAGCAGCAGAAGTTGGAAAAACTCTTTTAATTGTTGGTGGAATATTCGCACTATTGAATGGTGGAATACTTGGTATTATTGGTACTATTGGTGCGATAACTGCTGCTATTATTGCTGCACCATTTAAATTTGCATTTAGAAAACTTAGAGAACTTGTCACAGGAAAACCAAAACCTCCTGGTGGTGGAAAACCTGGTCCTGGTGGTGGAAAACCTGGTGCTGGTGGTGGTGCTGGTGGTGGAAGTCAATTAGGGGGTGGTATTTCTTCATCTCTAGGAAATCAATCTGGTTATAAAGGTGGTGGAACTAGTTCTGGTCCTAAGGCAAATTTTAATTTAGATCAACAAAGACAGAATCTAACAAGAAATAATATGATGAAAGATAGTGGACCAAAAGGTCCTCTTGATATGATAAAAAGATTTATTAGGGGTAAATTAGAACAACATCGTCATGTAGGTAAAGGTAAACATATTGTCAAAATTTTAGATAAAGCAGTATCTGGTCTGGGGTGGGCTGCCAAATTACCCGGAATTAAACAAGTTGTAGGTGTTATAAGATCTGTAATTGGTTTTATAACAAATCCTAGAGGTGTTCTTGGAAAAATATTTGGAAAAATAGGAGGAAAATTATTATTAAGAGCTCTCCGACCTATTCTTGCAGCCAAAGAAGTTAGAGATAGAGCTCTGTCAGGAATGTCACCAGCACAATCAATTATTGGTTCATTATTTCCTCTTGCCGGTAGTATTGCTGGAGGTGCTCTTGGTGGTGGTATTGGTGCTGCTGGTGGACCATTAGCTTTTTGGGGTGCTCTTGGAGGTTCTTTTCTTGGTGGAATGTTGGGAGGTCAGTTGACAGGAGTTTTAGATAGTTTTTGGAGTCCAAATAAAGAATCTTGGGATAACTTTGGACCATTTAAAGGATTAAATGAAGCTGTTTATGATATGCAAAGTAAAGATGATGGATTTTCTAAATTTTTACAAACAATATTTCCTTATGAAGGAACAGAAAAGTATAAAAAAGAAAAAGTATCAGCACCGGCAGCACCAGCAGCATCAACACCAGAAGCATCAGTACCAGAAGCAATGCCCGCTGCACAAATTGCTTCTTCATCTTCTTCATCAATGTCGGCACCAGGACCAGTATCTGGTGGTGGAAATACAACCGTAATTTATAAGAAAGTCGGAGGTTCTGGAGGACAGATGCAGGGACAACCACTTAAGAGTGGATCTGCGACGGATGTTCCATTAATTGCTTCGGCAGATCCAAGCAATTTCTATACGATGTATTCTCAACTTCTCTATAATGTGGTAGGTTAAGATGGCAGTAGCAGCAGTAGCAGCAGGAGCACTTAGAATAGGTTCAATGTTTGCCAGAGGTGCTGGTTCAGTTCTTTCTGGTGGAGCAAGGGGAGTTGGTAGAAGTGGAGGAATGCTTCGCAGAGCAGTTCTCAAAAAATCTAAGGTAAAAAGAGAAAATATCGCAAGAAGTAGAAGTTTTAATAAAAAACTTATAGAGAGAAATAAAAGAAGACAAAAAGAAAAAACTATAGAAACTTTTAGTATAAAAAAACCTAGACTTGGATCAATTCCTGGTAAAAGTTTTTTTGAGAAAATTTTAGATTTTATTGGAACTTTATTTCTTGGGTGGTTAGTTAATAATCTTCCAAAAATTATAAAGTTTGTTCAAGATTTAATTAAAAGAATAAATCTTCTTATTGATAGTTTGAAGAGTTTTGTCGAGAATGTTGGAAAATGGTTTACAGGATTAAAGAATGTGGTCGTTGCTGGATATCAAAATTTAAAGAATTTTGATTTTACAGACAGTGAAGGAAAATTAAAAAGTGCATTGGCTGAAATGGATGGTGCATTTAAAGGAATGCAGACTGATGTTGAGGGTATGAAGAATGCTTTGACTGCTGATATGAGTGGAGAAACTTCTGGTGGTGCTGATGCATCTGGTGGTGCTGTATCAATCGATGATCCAAATGCAAGAGCATTACTTAATGCCATAGCAGAAGCGGAAGGAACTTCTAAGTATCAAAATCAAGGATATAATACACAATTTACAGGAACACAGTTTAATGATCTTTCAAAACATCCAGAACAAATAAGATCATCAAATGGTCTTGCTTCCGATGCTGCAGGGAGATATCAATTTTTAAGTACAACTTGGAAAAGTGTAATGGGTGGAGCAATGACTCCATCGAGACAAGATGAAGCAGCACTTAAACTAACTTCTGGTCGGGGAGTTAATATTAAAAATGGACTGTCATTAAACGAGATTTATAAATTGGGTGGGGAATGGGCATCTATTGAGGGTGGACCACAAATGAGAAAGGGTGGTTCTTATGGATCTCAAGCAAAGTATAGTGCTGAAAAGTTTCTTCAAATGTATCAAAAATATGGTGGTAAAGTTGAGGGTCAAGGAGGAGGTAGTGGTGGAAGATATGGTGGTGGAGGAGGAAATGTTGTAGAATATATTACAGGAGACAGAAGACATCCAAACTTTGAATATAATGGTCATGGAAGAGAATCGAATTATCATGAGCACATTGCATTTAAAACTCTTCAAGATAAAGAAAGAGCAAAAGCAGCATTACGTGCGGCAGGAATACAAGTAGGTAGTGAATATAGACCGGGAGATCCTGGATGGCACGGAGCAAACTTGGCAATTGATGTTCCTGGAGGACAGTGGGGTGGTAGTGGTGCAATCGGAC